AAATAACCTCCCACTCCTTTCTGGAGGTAGATGTTACCAGTAGGTTCGATCGCAATTACGCGATCAGTCTTAGAGGACTTTGGCACAGTTGTGATCCTACAAGAGTCAACAACAGAGAAGACTGAAGGATTTATCCTCCAGTCACCTTCTGGAAATTGACCAAGTAAGGCATATGACCAGTGAAGATCATATCGGATGACGCTCTCCAATAACTCGAGAGCTCTTCCGCTAACTGTGATAGGAGCTGCCGTCATTTTCTCATCCACATGGGCCTCTCGACGTTTTCGGTCGAAGGTAGCCCCGGGACTCCACCCAAAGTACGGAGAAATGCAATGAATACTAGCCGGTCCTAGAAGTTTAGCTATTTTATTCTTCGCACGGAATATCCGTGCAGAGACCCAAGGATCTGAAGCCTTGGAGCGAAACTCTTTGATGCGGACATTAGTTTCTCTGCAAATCATCTCGGAAGCGTCGAACTTCTCGAGGGCGACAGAAGCAACGTCGATATTAACTTTATGTCCCTTGTACTTAGACAGGTACTCGGAACAAAGATAATCACCGGCAAACTTCTCTCTGTCGTACTCTAGATAATCCCCTATCGGCAAGCTAAAGTCAAGAAGCTCTTGAGGAGCATACTTGAACCTAAGCCATAAAGATAGAGAGATCGGCGTGTTAACATGCTTGCACAAGGCGAAGAAAACCTCGTCTATCGGGTAAGAACCCGTGTGTAACATGGAGCGCTCCTTGAGTACTTAGTACACGTTTTGGAGAGTCTCGACCATGCCAACGACTTGAGTGTCGGCAAGGAGGAGAGCGAACATCTTGCGGATATCCTTTCGATTCTGCAAGGTGTCCCGCTCAGGGAGAATGAAGTCACACGTGCACCGGTTGACGTAAGAGACCGTCGGCGGAGGCGTAATGCCAGCGTCGTTAGTCCCAAGCGTTTCCAACACGGGCAAGTGAAACCCCACCTTTACCCTATTCACGCGGTTCGAAGAAGAAGCCACACCATTCCCAGCAGGCGGCGTACGAATCAGCTGAAGGCTGATGCGCCAAAACCCGACAGGAGTGGATTGTGACTGATCCTCGTACCACCAGACACCATTGGTATCTGGACCGAGCGGAGTGAAAGTGTGGTTCACAGGAGTACCCTGTGCGTCAGCGAGGACAATCGCGGTGACTGCGGACATGGACAAAAGTCCTTTAAATAGTTGTCGAACAAAAGCTCGGCAAAGCCGAACCACTCGATAGCAATTTCTTGGCGTAGTTCATGAAAGTGTTATTTCCTTCCGATGAAGTTCCGCAAGAGTGAAGCGGCGCTAACAAGCCGCTGCCAACCAAGGTTGACTTGGAAGCTAGGAAGAGTAGGCATAGGAACAGAGCCTACCGGAACCCGCCTCTTATAAGAGTACTGTTCGTAACCTTCGGCCTGCCAGATGCGAGTCGTACCCGCAACAACAGACTGATAGTTCGTAAGAGTCCCTTCGAGGCGAGAAAGGTAACCTCCGACCTCATACCCTCTCTTGAAGCCCGTGCCATAAGCAAGGGCACCTTCCAAAGCTCTAAGGTAACCTCCGACGTCGATTAGCCAATCGGCGACGAAGGAGTACGGCGTCAGTTCCCAAAGTATGCTAACCGGATTAAGGCTAGTATACCCACCGAGCTGCTGCTTGAAGGAGTTACCGATTTCGAACTCAGCCACAACCTCGTAACGGACATTTTGGATCGCGGACACTATTTCTAGTGACCCCGGCCCAGCAGTGTCTTTATACGTAGACTGTGACCAAGAACGATCTCGAGCCTTCCCTTTAACCCGAGCGTAAGCGAAAGTTCGCCTGTGCATAAGCGCATCAAGGGTGCCATATACGCTGTTAAACAGCGGACGTGCACCATACTGATACGCAAGCCAGTGCTTATGCCACTCACGCGGGTGAAAGGATCGTACATGCCTGATCAGCTTCAAGGAGTCGACCCATAATTTCTTTACCTGATGAGCTTCGGCGATGTCGACGGACAGGTCAAGACCTGAACCAACGCCACCAGACCGAATCTTATCATAAAGATCTCCTAATGCCGAGTTTCTCAGCATAGAAAGGGGATCAGGTAAAGAAGGAGTACGGGACCACGTAAGAATCTGACCAACCGAGTTCAGAGTGTCAGAGGGCGTATCTCGAAAGAACGTACCGACATAATCCGAACTGATATGCCTTCGGAATTCGTGAGTATAAATAGTCTTGCGATCGCCATGAAGCTGATCAGCGAATACAGTAAGACCGGCAGAACCAGTTTGCGGCCGCGATAACGTGACCGAAGACTGATGAGTCGACTTATTATATACCGTTTGACTAGTCTCAGTGAAGAAAGCTTGACTATTCGTCCTCATGATAATCCTTTAACATAATCAACGCGGGCCGACTTCACAATCGGCACTTGATAACGCGTTGCAGGCCTGGTTAGGGTCTGGGAAAGTAGCCCCTCTGCAACCTCAGCAGAAAGGAAACTCACACTGGAACTGAAAGATCGTCACAGAACTAGGGAATCCAAATTCGTCGCCATCTGAGTCAACATCGACGCGAACGTCGACATGCCAACCCAGATGACTGGCGGTTAGGAAAACTTCATAGTACTGGAACGATTTAAGGTGACATGAGGCGTCATAAGTGGCCACGAGCTCGCGCTCGTGGACAAGTTTGACAACCTTACACACACACTCTTTCAGCTCTCTACGAACGCCACGACTAGCTGCATCCTCACCCGGTATATACCGGTTGATTTCTGCAAACAAAGCCATAGCGTTCCAGTATGCATTACTGCTTGGAGGGACGTGAATACTCTTCCTCTTTGTATAGCCAACAGATTCCCAAGCAACCGGTTCAAGGTTGCCTGGGTTATGAAGGGATACATAGAGAGAGATAGCCACGACCTCGCCAAAAGTAGCATCCTTGGGGCGGTAGGCATTGAGTTGCGAGAAATCACGAGTAACAGCCATGATGGCCTCCGTACGTGTGGAATCCGCCTGCGAGATTGCAGG